AAAGCAAATATCAATTTTTTCATAATGTAATCTCCTATATTATATTTATAGGTATACTATACACCACCGGTGCTATAAAGTCAAGCACTTTTTTTAAAAAAAAGCAAGAAAAATCAGTATTTTTTGTGAAATTTGTTCTATTTTTGTTCTGGTTTATAGAATTCATCATTCCAACCAAAAGCTTCTTTCACTACCGATTCGCTTAAACCTTTGTAAACCTTATTCAGTTTCTTATCTTTCATATTCAATAAGACCTCTGCTTCTGATTTATGAAGACCCTCTAATATTTGAATAAACATTGTCTCTTTTTGTGTCTTTGTAGTTTCGGCGTCAGCGCCTTCCACAAAATGCCACAATCTTTTAGACTCTTGACTCAACATTGTATGCTCAGTACCAAGAGGTGCTTCGTTAGCTATGAAAGGTGGTGTACCTGATGGTAATGACCACTTGATTTTAGGGTCAAATGAACCTTTTAAAATCATTCTTAAGCCGTCTGAATTATACTCTTGTAATACTTTAATCTTCTTTGTTTTATCTTTAGCGTTATTAACTTTAGTTAGAATTTCAGCAATCGTTGGTTCAGCTGAGCTGACCATACCTTGACCAGCATCCATTGACGCTTTAGGCATAATACCTAATTTTGATTGATGTTCCATAATTTGTTTATCGTTTTCTGCCATAATTTTCTCCAATTCGTAATACTATTTATACTGCCCCAAATACTTCTTTTTGTACCACTTATAAAATGTCTTGTCTGTAAATATCTCTGCAACCTCACTTGCTGGTACTTGGTCACTTCTTATACAATCAGCTAGAGATTGATACTCATATGTATCCACTTTTCTGGTCATTTTTTTACCTTTACTTGCCTCTGCTAATGTCATTACAAACCTATCATTCTTTTCTTTAATATTTTCTGACAATGTGTTTTCTCAACGCTCTAGTCAATTCTTCTATCTTATCTATAACAGAAATCAAACTAGGGTCAGTTATATATTTACCAGATTCTTTAGCCTGGTCTCTTAAATCATTATATTCTTTTAATGATACTCTCACCATAGGACTTAAATCTGCACTTGCTTCGTTTTCCCAAGTCTTATCCGTTTCGTGTGTATCGTTATCAGTTTCGTTAGTTACCATAAAACCCTTTTTGTTACCAAAAGAAAGGGGCCACCGAAGTGGCCCACCTTCACTCGTTTAATTATGCCGAGTAAGCTACTTGCTTACCGAATACTTTATTGATACCAGCAATAATAATTGCTTTTGATGGTGTACCAACTCTGTATGAAACGCCTTTTGAAGACCTATTTTCATAAATCATCATTCCTTCGTTTCTTAATTTACCAACCATTGCAGCTGGTGATTTAAGGTCGTAAGTGTTTCTCAATTGTTTCCAAGAAACATCTGAACCTTTTGAGAAAAGATTTCTAATCTTTTCAGTTTTAGTTAGCTTTTTATTAGCCATAGTTTTATCTCCTTTAAAGATATTATTGATAAAGTTAAACATTATTGTTTACCTTTCCTTTCTCTTTGTGTTATGGTCACAACACCATTCAGAGTACACAGCGAATATATATTGTGTGCCCTCCAGAATTCTTTAATCAAGGTCAATATCGGGGTCAAACATATCACCACCGTCCCTTAAATAGTCTAATTCTTTTTTTACATCTTTAGAAAACGGATTAGTTGCCGGTTTTGGTTTTTCTAAAAACATATCGTAAGTTATCTTGGCAGTTCTAAAGTTACCATCTTTGTTAACTTTTAACGATACCATTTTCTCACTTAATAATTGAGCCGGGTGTGCCATATCAAAATCTCTATATGCAAGACCACGTATTGCGTCTATTACTATCGCAAGGTCTTTTGTAAATGTGTGATTTTGTGTTCTCATACCAGCGTCAACAAATTTCTTTAATAAGTCAAATCCTATTTCATCAACTAAAGTCTCAACAAAGTCTTTAGTTTGTTTCTTTTTTAATTCCTCTGCAAACTTCGTATCTTGTTCTTGTCTAACTTCTCTCTTACGTTTATGCTCTGGAAAGAATATGATATTATCATTCGGCAATTATTTCTCCCTTGAAATTCACTTTGTTTTGTTTTTCAAAATACTCAACTAACTGATTATAACCACCAATTAGCTCACCATCTATTTTAATTTGAGGCATTGCTCTAACATTTTTACCAATGTCCTCAATTAGTTTACTAGGGTCACCACCAAAATCTTTCTCTAGTGATTTCTCTTCATATTCCAGACCAAGGCCTTTTATCAAGGCCTTTGCCTTTGAGCAATAAACACAATTGTTTTTACTATAAATTGTTATCGTCATTTTGTTTACCATCTTTTTCCAACATACTAGACCAAGCTTCTTTTGCTTTTTCTTTTATGTTATGAGCGTCAACAGCTTGTTCAATAGTGTAGTTATACATCTTATTGTACTCACCTAATGGCAATCTTAAACCAATCCAAGCTCTGTAATAACCCTCTTTAGTTAAAGTGACATCTTGTTTCCAGATTTCATAACCTCTAACTTTGGTATTTTTGATTACATTAATCAAAGTAGATTCTACCTCTGATACGGTAGTCTTCGTATTGGTTTTGCCAAGTTCAGTAATAAACTGCTTAGACTCTTTATTCATTTCACCTGCTACTACGTCAGCAATTTCTGACTTCGCATACATTTTAGCTTTCTCTATCGCTAATTGTAAGTCTGGTGAAACACTAGTAGCAACACCGAATAAACAAAGTTTATCTTTGCCTTTACCAATTAAATCAGTATCACAGGCTTTTCTTTCAGAATAGTCTGCCATATACCAACTTGGTACTTTATTCATTGTCTTACCATTTTCAGACTTGATTTTGTAAGTACCACCAGCACAAGCATTTAATAACAATGCCGTAGCAAGTACACCTACTATTTTTAGTTTGTTTTTCATCATAAGTTTTTACTCTCCTTTACATCATATAACAAATCTTGTACAAAGTCAAGCGTGGTTTGAACGTATCCTAACGCCTGGTCACTTGATACATCATATATTATAACTAAAGCAAGGGAAAGTATGATTAAGTTTCTAATCATTGAACGACCTCCCATTTTCCGTCTGGTTGAAGACACAACTTCCCATATGATTTAAAAGCGTGTCCTTGTCGGCTATAATACCGACAATATTGAGGCATTTTGGTAGTATTGAAGTAGTAAAATTGAGCAAACAAGTCCCAATAACCGAGACCGTCTTGTCTTCTTTTACCATCAGCACATTCCATCACCTCTTCTTTTATTATTTCATCACCTTTTTGTTTGATGATTACTTTAATAAAGCAGTATTGCCCTCCTGTTTCTTCAGGATTGATAGGCAAAATCTTTGCGTAATAATTCTCATCTTTAGCATTAGCTATACCAGTAATTAGTAAAAATACTATTAATATAAATGACCAAGTCAAATATCTTTTTATTTTATTATCGGGGTCAAACATTTGCTACACCTAATTTCTTTAAACTATCATTTACTTCATAAAGTTTATCTTCTATCTCTTGTATTTTAGAAGATGGTCCATTAAACTCATAAAGTTCTAATTCTTCTTTTAGTTCTTGTTTTTCTTTTTTAAGAATTTCTATTGTACTCATTTTACACTCTTTTTATTTTGTTCTAAATTGTTTACAAATACTCTTATCAACCTTGATACATCTACCTCTTGCTCTTTAAGAGTTTTTGGATTTTTAAATAAAACTTTACTATCATTTACTTTTAAAACGTGTTGACCATCTACAATCACAGCTTCGTCTGTGTTTTTTCGCCAATCGTGTGAGCTATATTCTTTTGACATTAGTTTAACCTCGGTTTTTCTATCCATTGACCATCTGGTAACTGACAAGCAGTACCAAATACAACTTTTCTATTAACACCACCAATACCAATCAACGGCCAACTATTAGTAATATCAACCGTGTGGTCATACTCTGTACATTTTAATGGCCCCTGTGTATATGATTTTGTTGTATGAATTATACCAGAATTACCAGTTTTAGAATTGTACCAATTTGTATAACTTGCACCGTTTGGCGCCGTGTTTAAATGGTCTACAAATACTGCGTTATGTACATCTTTGTCTGAATTGTAAAGTAGTTCAGCACCTGTAAATGCACCAACAACGGCACAACCAGCAACAGCATAAGGGTCTGTAATACCAGACTCTACACATAATGCTGTGGTAGAACCACCACCTGAAATAGCACCTAAATGTGTTCTATTTACGGTACTACAATTTGTCAACGTCAAGACCATTATAATCATAATGGTTGTCTTTTTCAATAGTTTTTTCATAATCATTTATATTCTCAAAAAATTCAGAGTCAACTTTAGTTTTAGCAACTAATAATGAATCTGCTTGTATAACTTCAATCTTGTTTCTAATTAATGGGTCAGATGGCGAAGTCTCTCTCAAATTATCCGCCATCTTCTTTATAGAATCAATCTTATCACAAAAAGATTTAATATTCTGTACCATTAGTTTTTAACAAAAAGATTAGTTATCTTTTCCTTTGTACTGATAAATTGTGCTTTCATATCAGCCCAAGACTCTGCTTGGTATTCTTTTGTTTTCTGCCATTCACTCTGAGCAAAGTCTTTTGCTTTCCCAGGTACAGCAACAACCGTTTCTACAAACTCCTGTGGAGTTATTGTAGTCACTTCATCAGCTTTCGCTTTATTAAGTTCTAAAGATACAATTACAAACGCAGCTATGACTACCATACCCCACATTGCAACTTTCTCCCAAACTTTTTTTATCACTTTATCCACGATTTCCTCTATCTGTTGGTTTGTTAAATAATTAGACACCGACACCCTCATTAGCTCTTTTTTCCATAAGTTCAATCTCGGAGATTCTCATTTTTTCAGCATATGACATACCAAAAACTTTGTTATAAAAATAGTCTAGTGGACTAACTGATTGATAAGCGAGCAATAAGTTATCAAACTTTATATCTAAACTATCATAATATTCGGGGTGTTTATTTTTAAGTTCTATATGGTCTTTACAGAATTGTATTCTATTTGTGTAATAATCATTCAACTTGTCAAACATAGATTTCTTCTTACTCAATTTGACATCTTTATCTTTTGCATTTTTAAACTCTGCAAATAGAGTTTCTTTTTCATACTTAAACGACATACTATATAACCTCCCAAGGTTGTTTATTAATATTCACTTACTATACCAGAAAACTCTCTAAATGTCAAGCCCCTAATAAATGACGTAATTACACGCTTTTTGTGCATATTTAAGCGTCTAGGACGCACCTGGATTGACGAATCAACCATATTACGTACTACCGTACCCCCTCTGGAAAGGGTAAGTTTATCTGTTCTTCAACCTGGACGTGTTCATCTTTATGTTCTTCTTCTAACCACGCCTCAAAGTTCTTGACTTCTTTTTCTTTATAGGCAACAACTTCGTCAATCAATTTGATTGCACCAGGGGTGTCACCACTCACCAATTTTGCTTTGACTTTTTTAAGGTCATCAATCATAGCTAATATTTCATTCATTAGACTTTCCTTCCTGCTGTTTTCAGGTCTTTTCTATTCACCACCATATATGGTCCTTTGTTATATGCCGGCACGATTGTAAAATTCTTTGACTCTTCTATCTTCCAACTATTATCAGTTTTGATACCATTACCTATAACATTTGATAATTTAGGTTGTGGGTGTATATCTGATAAGTCAGTTGTGGGGTAATAGCCGTTATCATTGGTATTATAACTAGACTTGATAATATGTCCGTCATCACCAACGTTGAGACCTAGTGACCTCATCCATTTGATATGCTTTTTTAAAGCAATAAGATATAATTCTTGTTTATTTAAGTTTCTTTTTGGCATTAGATTCATCTTCACTTGACATTAATAAAACAATATAATGGACAGCCTTTAATAAGTCTTTTCTATTACGACCATCTTTCTTACCAAACCTTGCAAGATATTTAATTGCATTGGCTTGACAAAAATCTTTGTCTATACCACACGACCTTAATAGGTCTTGTACTTGTACGCCCTCTTTAACTTGAGCATAGTGTTGGCCATACGTTGATTGTATGTATGTACCTATTTCTTTTAGTATTTTATCTTCATTGTATTTCATTATATAACACTCCTTGCATAATCATATGCTGTTTCTTCGGCTTCATCATCTGTTGACACAAACTCATCTGATTGTAGATAATCGCCTTCATCTTCTCTATCATCATAATAAACTTCGTAAAGATTTTTACCATCTTTACCGTCTTCAAGTTTTCTCCAATAACCAATCTTGTTATCATCTTCATCAAATATATCTTTATCAGCTTCTGAGCCTCTGAATTCATTAATAGTAATCATTAAATACCTAGTGCCTTTATAACATCTTCCTCTGTTTTTGGCAAGCTTTTACCAGATTGTAACCAATCTACCATTTGTTCAAAGTTAAATGCTTCGTCTGTTTTGCCTTCTTTTTCTAACACCTGTTGTGCTATCTTAAAAAACTTTAAGGTACCCATTTCATTGGTCATACCATCAGGTTTGCTTTGATAATTACCTTTTCTTTGATTTGACATATTTACTCCTATATTTAAATTCTGGTAAATGGTTTAAATTAGCGTGGCTACCATTCTTATCACAGGCATAGGCTAACGTAGCACTATGTTCTTTTATTGTTTTAGCAAATAACTCTTTGGCCTCATCATACGTCTTAACAATGGTCTTTGTGGTCTTATTCAAAGGACGCCACTCAACAATAGAATACTCTATCGCATTGTCAATTATATTTTGTTCCCAAGGATTAGCAAGTGTCATCATCATACTCTTTAATTGATTTATCTAATTGTTTCATATATCTTTTACTTCTTTTTAACATTTTATTAGTAATCTTTTTCATATCATTAACTAGAAATAAACAATATACTAATCCAGCCAAAATGGCAAGTGATAAAAATAACATTATATATTCATTCATCATTATTTACCTATTTGACTTTCTGCTTGTAAATTTAAAGCAACATCAATGTCTGATTCTTCTTTCATCCAAGAATCATCAGTATTTACTGCTGAAGCTTCAACTTTTTCTATTTCATTAAAATAACACCAATGTGTACCTGTGTCGCCTGTATAAGTTATAGCGCCAACATAGTTCAAATCTGTGTCATAAGTTTTAGCGTTAAGTGAATTGTCACTCTCGGCTGCTATATCGGTTTTTTCTGTTGCGATACCGATATTGATGATTGTACCACTTCTTCCGTGATTACATTCAACATAATCGCCTACATTTATTATCATTAGTGTGTCTCCTTAAATAAATATTCTTTGTCATAACTCAAACCTAGATTATAACAAATATAACCTACGTCTTTCTCATTCTCTAAATCTTCGGCAGTTAGAATCCAATTGATTGCTTGTTTTCTAGTTTCAGCACCAAGTTCCATATTCTTCTTTACTTGATTTTCAAACTTTTTATAAGCCTCATCTTTAGCATTATTCTCTCTTTCAATCTCTTCATCAGCCCAAACACCATAAGATTTCATTTCTTTTTGAAACTTCTCATCTGACCAGTATTTTGATTCTGCAATCACCGTTCTTGCATAAGATTTTGATGTTGCTATTGAAACAACTTCGTATAGTGTTTGTTCATCTAAATATCTTGTCAATTGTTTAACGGTATAAACGCCATACTCTCTCCAATGAGCAGGATCCTCTACTAACATACCAATAAAACAATTAGGTGTTTCTAACATTTCTTTTTTAGAAGCTTCATTCATAGATTTGATATGAGCAACTAAATCTAGTTCGTCTTGTCTTGTTTGGTTATATTGAGCAGGTGTTATCATTAAGCATTCTCCAATTCGTTGGCAATTACTTCATCAACGTTGTCACTATCAATTCCAACCATATTCAGATTGTCAATGTCTAGTATATCTTTAATTGCTGAAGATTTTGTAATCAAGTTGTTTTTTAGATTAACAATAATCTTGTCAACTTGGTTTTCAACAGATGTCTCAATGTATTGTTTATATTTACTCATAGTGTGTTTGTCCTTTTGTTAGTGTTAATAATATAGTATCATACAAATCAAGTAAAGTCAAGCAGTTTTTTTTCTTGGCTTCTTTAATTCTTTCTTTTAATGTTTTCTTCTTTATCATATACACATATCCTATCATACCTGGCCTATAAAGCAAGCACTTTTTTCACTTTTTTTAAATTTTTTTTATGAGACCAGGTAAGGGTTACCGAGGTTGTATGTTCTGGTTATGTTCTATTTCCAGTTGTCCAGCACCCAATCAACGTCTGATTCGTGTGGATTAGGGTTTCCGTGAAACACGGCCACCAACGATTCGCTATCTTTTTCAAACGTCCAATCGTTCTTATGAAATCTTGGCTCTTTTCTAGTAAACCACTTATATGAGAAAGACCACTCATTTGGCATATATTTTAATTCGGGGTGATTCTTCATAAATTCATAGGTCACATTCTGGTCACCTTGATATTTACGCCATCTTGGTCTGTCTTCGTAATACCTATCCCACACAGCCGGTGTCATAGTTATATTATTAAATTTCATAATAGAAGAATTAATACCAGTTGTACCTGTGAAGTCGTGCAATGCACCAAAGGTGTCCGTAAAACCAAATTTTGCCATCTTATCAATATTTTTTAGGATGACCACATCCAGGTCCATATAAAGATTTTCACCAATTAGACCACTTTCAGGATGAAATAGTTGTAGTTTGTTCCACCAACCTTGTTCATCATCAAGTGGAAACTTTCTATACTCTATATCACCTTTTACTATTCTATGTAATGAAGTGTTGTCCGTAAAGCAAATAAATTTGTGGTCTATCGTTAGATGTCGGTTGACCATATTGTACAATTTCTGTACATATTCTGGTCTGTATTTGTTTCCATAATAAACGCATACGAAATTCATCACTACATCTTTTTAAAGTTAAATGCTACAGATATTCTTTTCTTTGTTTCATTTAGATTTGGTAATACACCGTGAGTTAAGAAACTAGGAAATAAATACATAACACCTGCCTCTGCTTTACAAGTACAATGTATATTGGTTCTAGGGTGGTTGTTTTTATCTTTTATATGTTCGTCCCAATATGCCTCTAATTCTGTAGCAGCTGGACTAGTAAACATTATATCGCCAGATTTTTCTGGTGTTTGTATATAATATACACCTGAAAATATACAACCTGCGTGTCTATGGTCTTGGTTGTAATCTTTATAACCATTTATATTAAACCATAAGTTATCTAATATGACTTTAGGTAAACCTAAATTACTTGCAAACTCATCAGCTTGTTCTTGTAAAAATGCATACAAAGGTTTTAATCTTTTATGATATTCAAGGTCAATATCTTTTGATTGAAAACCACCCTCGTTAGATACTAAACGACCTTTAGGGTTTTGTGTATTTAATCTACCCTCATTGTCTTTACAAAAATCTAAAATGTAATTAGCTAAAACATCATTATCTAAAATAGATTTTGACACCTTTACAGGTGTTGTAAACATATCAAATTCACCAGTTTGTATCATTATTTTACTTGTTCCTGTATTTGATTTGGTTTTAATAAATTGTTTGGTTGTGCCATTAACATTTCATAAGCCGTACCATCAGCAATCTCTTTTAATTTAAACTGATTATCAACTACCATTTTCAACCATTCATTTACCGTTTTATGACCAGGTCTTAAAGGTTTAATTACTTTACTAATATGTTGGCCTGCAATAAAACTTACAATGTTTCTTTTGTGTGCAAAGACAGGTGTTCTATTTAAAATAGCGTCAACAGCTGATAATGACATATTAGTTATTAATGCTTGACAACCTTGTAAGTCAACTTTAATATCTGTATTCCACCATTGGTTTCCAGGTCTTGGTTTCTGTCTTACTTTAATTGGCATATTTTCAAACTCTGTATCTTTGGTCATATTTGTAATTTGTGTTGTCGCCATTTCAATCCATTTTTCTACTGAACAACCATTAATATGAAAAGTTACCGTTGGTGATGATGGTGCTAATAAGAAGTGTGTCATCTTACCAGTATCCCAACCTTTAAATTGAACATCAATGCCTTCGTGTTCTAATTGACTTATTCTTTTACCGTCACCTATTTTACCTCTGATAGTATGTAAATTACCTTTACAAATTCTAATATAGAATCTGTCCCAATCTACAATAGGTTCTGGATATCTTGTAAAAGGAGCATTTAAATAACCTACATCAACATACCACCATTCTTTATCAAGATGTACACACTCTCTAATTAATTCTGTATTTTTACCACCTAAACCCCAAAAGAAGTGTATCTCGTGGTCTGCGTCTTGCCAACCTTTTTCAATTGCTGGCCAAATCTTATGAGATAAACATTTATCCCAACTCATTTTATGCGTTATAATCATTTAATAATCTCCTATGAACATCACCGTTATTAATCTCTTCTTGTTTCCATTGTGTATAAGCACAATCATATAGCCATTGTGTTCTATCAAATTTACAATTGATAGTCTTATTTCTTATTACTTCTAAACTATGATAACTAACTGGCCAAGCGTGTGATGATTTTGATAATGCCACCGTTGGTATACCCTCACAAACACTTTCTACTAGAGCATTGCTTGAATATGATACTACAACTCTTGCACCATCTAAATCTTTTTGAAATCCACTACCACCATTTGTTTCATTAAAATCATCATAGTTATTACTATATATAATTTTGTTTTTGATACCTGCTTCTCTAAATCTTGTAAAGAAACCACCTTTTTGACCACCCTCTGGTTTTATATTACCATACTTACTTAAAAATCTAGGATGAAATCTTACTTTAATTGGCTCATCTGTATAACCACTTATGTCTCTCATTACCCAATACAAATAATTTAAATAATTCCAACTTATACCCTCACCTTTTGTATATCTAATTAATTTATCTTTCATTTCAGGTGTGTACAAATCGTTTAAACTTGTATCAGTAGGGTTTTGTAAACATAATAATATATAATTGCCTTTATTTCTCCAAGGTTTTATATCAATGTTTTGTTCTTTTTGTATCATCTGCCATCTATCAGCTGGTGAATTATGATTTTTAAATATACCTTTATCGTATGTGTAATCATTTAAACCAACTCTATAATAATAATTAGGGTCACCTACTTTTATGCCTCTTCTAAATGTAGCGCCTTCTAAAACTATTAATGGTTTTTTAGTGTCTGAAATATATTTGTATTGGTCTTTATAGTCTTTAAAATAACCTTTAACACCTGTTGTGATATATGCCTTAGCGTGTTCAAGATGTTTACGGTCTTCAAACTTGGCATACTTGTAAATTTCGTGTGTAGGAAATTTAAAGAAATCGCCCTCTCTAAATGCACCCCAAAAACCGACTATCATTGCAACCTCTTAACTGCCTCGTAGGCAACACCATTTTTAAACTCTTCTAAATTAAACTGACAACTTAATAAACTATCTATCCATAAATCTATAAGTTCTTTGTCTGCATAAAAAGGGTTTTCTATATGTTCTAACTTTTCACTAACAGGATATGATTGAGATACACCATTACAAAATACAGGCACACCAGCTAATACTGCTTCAATAGCAGCTGTTGATTGCATTGAAACTAAAGCGTGACAGCCTTCAAGTTGTTTAGTTAAAGGTTGTGTTTCATTCTTTTTTCTAACTATTATTTGTCTATCTGTAAATCTTCTTAACTCTGCGAGTGTTTCATCAATCCACATTTGTTCATCTATATGATATAATCTACATATCGCTGGTGTTGGTGGACAAACTAATATATGTGTGCCAAACTTCCAACCATTAAATGTTATTGGTTTATATTTTTGAATTCTTTTTTTATCTTTATTTGTAAGTTCTACTATTTTATTAAGTTGCATTTGATTTTTTACAACTCTATATAACTGACCATATTTACCTGGCATATAGTCTCTAGTAGGATAAAAGTATGCGTGGTCCATATAATAAAATTCGTGGTTTCTTTTCTGACATTCCCATATAACTTTTTCTGAACCTCTTAATGTACCAACAACTGCAATAGGATTAGTAGTCCACTTTTGCCAATCAAACGTAGGCCAACTACCAACTTCAAAAGCAGGTATTTTTTCTCTGCTATTTTTATGTCTTATTTTGCTAAATGCATAGATAAATCTATCTTTAGCACCTGCGTTTGTACAAAATCCTTCTATCATTCTATATCACAACATTCATCATATAATTTTAACCATTCTTTTGAGTAATCACAATCTCTATATTCATTAAACCAAGGTCCACCCTCTGTAAAGTGAATATTTTTTACATCTTTTTTATACTCATACTCACCTGCTAACCAGTTCCACTCTAATGGTAATTCACCAATTAAATTATCATCTGACAACCATTTAAATTGATGTAGTTGTAAACCTGTGGCTGTATTAACATAATCTGGTGTCAATGATGTACACTTATCACAATTCATAAGCATAAAACTAGACCAATTCTTTTTAGGATATTTTGTTTGTACTTGACCTAAAAATTTTGTTTCTGTTCTAGGTATATAATCGTGTTTACAAACTTGAACGGCATATTTCTCATCACGTAATCGCCATAATTCAGCAATATCACCGACCATTAATTGGTCACAATCCATAAAAACTGCCCAGCCTTTATAGTTTGTAAGATGAGGTACAATAAATCTACTAAAACTAAATTCAGTTGATTCTATATTACTTCTTTCTCTTGTAAAGTTATCTTTTATGTTAGGTAAATATACTGGTGTAATAGATACAGGTCTTGTACTATTTTTTAATATACTATAAGCAAGAACATTAAACGCCACTTTTTCTTTACTATCATAACCGATAAAAACTTTAATCATATGCAATAATACCCATAACTGGTGTTTTAGTTTCTAAATCGTGTATCTCATCTAACTTCATTCTATACCATTTACCTGGTTCAGGTTTAAATTTAAACTTACACAATTCAGCTTCTTTATCCTGTACTCTTCTTGTTTCATTAATACGTTCATTTTCAAACCATTGGTTCCAAAAACGCCATTGATTATCTTCAAACTTAACAGGATAAAAAAGTATTTCTTGTATTCTATTGTCTACAAACTTATCTGTATCTTGACCAATATAATAGAAAAACTTTTCCTTTTCTGGTAATAGTGTCATTCTCAATTCATTCTTTAACCATTCTCTTAATTCATCTGATACCTTATGATAACTAAATTCTTCTCTGTATTTTTCGTAAATACCATCTATTGGTTTTTCTTTTACTACATCAAAGTCTTCTATCAGTTCTTCAGGTACAGGTTTTATGTTTTCTTCTTGTACATATGAATTGTATATCATACTCTAGCCTCCGGACTTTTCATTAACTTCTTTCTTTTAGGACCTTTTATATGGTCATAAACTGGTCCTAATATTGACCTTGCTTGAACGTGTCCTACTTTACCGTCACCAATGTCTTTGTTTATAACACCATTTTTTTCAAATCTTTTTCTTACTAAATCCCATATATAACTATCGTGTTGTTCTTTTTCTTTATATATTAAATCTTCATTATACATCTTTTGCATTTCAATGCCATAGTTTACCACTTCAGGATGTTTCATATTAAAATATAAAAAACCACATTCACTATAATGATTGCCTCTACCTAGATAACTCATCATAGCATTATCACTATGTATATGTTTTTTAATAAAATCTTCATCTATCATTTTGTAGAATATACTATCTGCGTCTATACAAATTAAACCATCATAGTCTTCATTGGTTATAATTTCATTTGTATAAGCATATACTTTATAACTAAATCTAACACCATCATTGATATAACCAGCAGGTGTATCTGCAACAGGTCTTTGTTTGTTTCTATTAACAAACTCCTCGCATTGTGGTATTTCATCAAACGTACTTTTAGGAATTAAGTTAGTATGTGGTATATCTAACATATCTTCACTATATACAATCAAGTTAAATGGCCAGTTATAAGTTTCAAAAAACTTATGACCATATTGTTTGTATAACTTTTTGTTTAATGTGGTAACTACTGCAATCATTTTGTAAATACGGTTTCTTTTCTCAAATTACCTCTACGGTGATATTTAATTGATAACATAATACTTGCTACATCTTCAGCATATTCTTTTTCTCTATCGTTTCTTAATGGTAGTTCTAATACTACAACTGAATCATTCTTTGCCATCAGCTCTAAACCACCTAATACTATTTCTTTTTCGTGTTCTTGACAATCTACTTTAATAAAATCCACATTCTGGTCAAACTTATTAACATAATCATCTAACACAACAACGTCTGTTGTGAGTTTCTTTAATGCACTTTCTTTTAATGTTCTTTTAGAATTACCATATTGTACACCGTGAGATAATAGACTTACGTTACCACTTTCATCTGGACTTTGAAATAGAGTTGCACCTTTTTGGTGTTTGTTAGATAAGGCAACTTCTTCTAATTGCCAATTAGTATGGCCTTCCATATTCTTTTTATAACATTCTATATTATCTGGATGTGGTTCAAATGCAACTACCTTTTCAAACTTTAATGATAAGTCTTTAGACCAAAAACCAATATTACCACCTATGTCTAACGCTAGACCTAACTTCTTACAAAATGATGTTGAGAAATCTCTTTGTTCTTTTTGATATTGAAAATTACCATTATGGTCTTGATGTAAATGGTCTTTGTAATGTGTGTCCCATTCAGGTAACCACCACGTTTTTTCTAGTTTCACTTTTCACTTCCTACTTTTTGTATAAAATAACTATCTGCAATATCTGATAATGGATTGCCTGCTTTATCAGTATCAAATATTTTTTTCAAGTCAATTTTAGTTTCTTTTATAAATGCATTTAACATCATATCTTTGTCTGCGTTACCTTTTCCTGTTGCACCTTTTTTAACAACACTCGGTACAACGGTATCGTAAGGTATATTTTCTTCTTGTAATCTATATTTGAGTATGCCACAATTTTCAGCGATTTGAAAAAGGCCTTGACCTTTTGAACCATAAGAGTAACCCTCAATATAAACCATAGGCTCAAGTAATGGTTCAATAATGTCCAATGCAAAATCTGAAATGTATTTGAATCTTTGAATAGGGTCAGTCCATTCTTTATGTTCATAACCAATAATTTCCTCACTCATCATACCAATATGTTTCTTTTTATTTGTCAAATAGAAAAACATTAAACTACCATTATCAATACAAATGGCAGGACTTGTTAAACTATAATCAATTCCAACTATCGTCTTCGGCTTTTTCAAAATCTGTGTCATCAATTTCCTCAACTTCCCATCCACAAAAAGGACAAGTAAGAGGTTCTAAATCTTGAACCTCTGTATCCCATTCTATGGTATATTTAGTCTCGCAATTTGAACACGTTTTTTTAGCTTTTTCTAATGACATTATAGTTTGAATTTCTTAAATTGGTCTTTCTTAACATCTTGTTTAATACCACCGATTACATAACTTTCAATTTCTGTTTCCTGTGGAGCATTTTGTGTTGAACGACTATTTAACCAATGTTCTACCCACGGAAGTGGATTTGCTTTCTGTTCGTATCTTGGCTCTAGGCCTATGCCTTTCATTCTTCGGTTCGCCATATACTCTACAAATTGGTGTAATAGTTTTTCTGATAAACCAATCATACTTCCTTTGGAAAATAGATAAGTTGCCCAACGTTTTTCCTCCTGTACAGCCTCATCATACATTTTATAAACTTCTTTTTCAGTATCTTTAATAACCTTATTCATAACTTTGTCATTTTCGTGGTCTCTATAATTATTAATAATTCTTTGAGACATTGCTAAGTGTTGTGATTCATCACGAGCAATAAATGAAATAATTTTAGCAGAGCCTTCTAGTAATTTTAATTCACCAAATGCAAACGAACAAGCAAACGATACATAAAATCTTAAACCCTCTAATATATTTACCGTTACCAATGCTTTCCATAATTTACTCTTTAGTGTATATTCATCTACTGACTTTTTATCTAAATGCCATTTATAACCTGAATCAATCAAGTCATCATAAGTTTCAGTAATAGTCTTTGCTCTTCTCTGTATTTTCTCATCACCAATAATAGTGTCAAACACATCACTAGGTTGTGAGTATAAATTCTTTATAATGTAGGTATAACTTCTACTATGAATAGTCTCTATGAAATCCCAGGTAACAATACAGCCTTCTATCTCCGGTAAAGATACAAATGGTAAAAATGCAAGACACGGACCTCTGCCTTGTACAGAGTCTAACATTGTCTGATACTTTAGATTAGCAGTAAATATAAACTTTTGCTGTTCATTAAGTTCAGCATAATCGTTTCTATCTTTCTGTAAAGATACTTCTTCTGGTCTCCAAAAATAGCCTAGTTGTTGTTGGTTAAGTTTATCAAATATAGGATATTTCATATCACTATATTGTTGTACTTGTAAATCTTCACCAAAAAACATAGGTTGTTTTGTGAAATCTAAATTATTCTCTGTATTAAAAACGCTTCTTCCCATTATTCCTTATTCTCCTTTAGTTCATAAAAAAACTTATCGTCATCACCTGCTGTCCATTTTTGTTCTCCCTCTACACTATACTCCTTGGTGGACACTTTGAAGTCGGGAAACTTCAACTCGCTTGGAGTATAACTCTTATCATAAAATATTACTCTATTATTAGGTTGAGCGGCAAAATGGCCATTCTCTAACTTTAGAATATTAAAACTCTTATGTTGACTTGGTACTTCGCTATAGGTCACATTCCTCTCCAAGTTCGTAGAGTTCGCATTATCAATTGTAAACATATACCAACCTTTGTACCATTTTCTATTTGGCGACAAATACTTACATTGGTTGCCAGATAGCATTTGTTTTTCAACGATTGCAATATCATAACTGAAACAATCCCATAGCTGTAATTCTGTTAACGGTATACTTTCTTTTATATCTTTTTTCCATACAAACGCACTAATCGGTAATTTATCGTATAAGGCACCATACTCTGGTATATAAGTTTCAAAGTATAAAGCTCTGCCTTGAATAGACTTTGCCGATACCCAAACGCCTTCAACTAATTCACCGTGTCCTTTTTCATTATTATATAGATACTCTTTCTTAACATACACATCAATATGAGGTGTATTGACACACAAATATGCCATAAGTTACCTTTCTCTATATTGTACAACTATCGCAATCTTCTTCAGCCTGCAACGTTGCTGGTTCTGTTTCTTCTACCTTGTCTTTCCAACCAAGTGGATGACTAGGTTCATCTTCATCTTTCTTACTATCATATGTATTTTGATAATAAGAAGTCTTCCAACCTAATTTATATGTAGTCAACAAGTCTTGAGCCATAACTGATATTGGCACTTGACCCTCTTCAAAGTGTTCGGGATTATATGACCAGTTACCAGAAATTGCTTGGTCAAAATATTTCTGCATAACTGCAACGATATTTATATATCCTGTGTTCCCTTTCATATCCCATAATAGAGTATATGAGTTCTTTAATCGTTGATAATCTGGTACAATTTGTTTCAGCGTACCCTTTTTAGACTTTTTAACTGACAAATAGTCTCTAGGTGGTTCTATGCCATTTGTCGCATTAGAAACCACACTAGAAGATTCAGACGGCATTTGAGCAGATAAGGTGCTATGTCTTAGCCCAAACTCTTTGATGTCTTTTCTTAATTGTTCCCACTTCATAGATAGTTTACGATTTACAATCTCATCTACCTCTTTTTTGTAGGTATCAATTGGTAAGATACCGTCTGAATATTTTGTTTTATGAAAGTAATCACATTGACCTTTTTCTTTTGCAATCTCATTACTTGCTTTTAATAGATAATATTGGAAAGCTTCTGTTAATTCATCAACTTCTTTCCACGCTTGTTTATCTTCATATGATAATTTTAGTTTTGCTAGATAGTGTGCAAGACCAATATAACCTATTCCTAAACTTCTTCTTGCCTTTGTAGATACTTCGGCAGCCTTAACTGGATATTGTTGATGGTCTATGATTTCATCTAAAGCTCTTACTGCTAAATCACAAAGACTATCTAAATCTTCAAGATAACTAATTTTACCTACATTGATTGCACTTAAAATACACAATGCAATTTCACCACCACCATCAATGTGTTGAATAGGGTCTGTTGGTAATGTAATCTCTTGACATAAGTTAGACATATAAATTCTGTCTTTAAAGCTAGAGTGTGTATTACAATGGTCAATATTCATAATGTAAATACGACCTGTCTCCGCTCTTTCTTTTAACATATTTGTAAATAATTCTTGAGCACCTATTTTTTTCTTTTTAACACTTGTTTTTCTTTCTGCTTTAAGGTAAATGTCATCAAACGTCTCTGTACCCCACGCTTCATAGAGTTCAGGTACTTCGTGTGGTGAGAATAAAGTAATTTCTTCATCATTAATAAATCTTTCATAAAATAGTTTAGATATTTGTATAGAGTAATCTAATTTTCTAACTCTATTATCCTCTGTACCTTTATTATTTTTTAAAACAATAATGTCTTCTATCTCTTGGTGCCAAATAGGGAAGTGAACCGTTGCACTACCACCTCTAACACCGTTTTGAGTACAACACTTAACCGTTGCTTCAAACTTTTTGAGGAACGGTATAACTCCTGTGTGTTGGACTTCACCGCCTCTAATTCTGGCGTTAATACCTCTAATTCTCCCAGCGTTAATACCGATACCAGCCCTTTGTGCAACATAGTTACCAATAGCCATATCACTACTGAAAATACTAGGCAAAGTATCATCAACATCAACCAACACACAACTAGCATACTGGCGAATAGGTGTCCTAACACCGGCCATAACTGGTGTAGGAATATTGATTTTAAATTTTGAAATAGCGTCATAATATTTTTTAACATAACTCATCCTCTTTTGTTTTGGGTACTTTGCAAATAGTGTGGCACTAATCATCATATACATAAATTGAGGTGTTTCAAACAACTCGCCTGTACTTCTATCTTGTACCAGATATTTGTCAATTACCTGTCGTAGACCTGCATATGTAAAATCGTAATCTCTTTCGTGAGTAACCCAATTTTCCATTCGGTCAAAATCTTTTTTATCGTACCAATTTAATATTTCTGAATCATATACACCAATGTCAACACCTTTTTTAACGTGGTCAAAAATATGTGGGTGGTCCCAAAGTTTTCTGAAAATTTGTTTTCTTAATGAGAACAATAATAGTCTTGAAGCGACAAATTGATAATTAGGATTATCTAAAGAAATTAAATCTGAAGCTGACTTGATTAATATTTTTTGAATTTCGTCTGTTGTAATACCATCATAAAATTGTAAACCACTATTCATTTCAACCTGTGATGAAGAAACACCTGATATATCTTCACAAGCATACTCAACCATTTCGTGTATCTTATCAATGTTAAGAGGTTCGTATCCTCTGCCATTTCTTTTCTTCACTTTCAATACATTATTTTCTACCATACTTCTCTCCTAACATTTCTTATAATCGGTTAATTTCGTCAAGGCACTTAATTTAGAATACGTGTTATTACTTATAATATCTTTTATTTCACTTTTAGAGGTTCCTGACGTAATTAAATCATTTACATCTTTAGATTGTATGTGTTGTGGCCAAATAAAAATCTTATAATTTTTTTCAACAACATCATACATTCTTTTTATTATTTCTTTATTTCTTGGTTCATTATCAAATATATAAGTTACCTGTTCAGGTGGCACACGTAAAGTTAAGTCGGCGCCGCCAGCAGCCAAACAATTGTCAATAAACATACTATCAATTGGTCCTTCAACAATAAAAATATCATTCTGTAAATTTACTTTATCAAGACCAAAAACTTTTTGTTTATTCTCATCAAGTTTTATTGTGAGATATTTTGGTTGTTCTTTACCAAAGGCACGGCCTTGAAAAGCAAATGGTTTGCCATCAACACCGTAAAAAGGTATTAACAACCTAGGGTGTTCGCCTTTTGTGTGAGGGAAAGTATTTGGTTTAACCTCATTTACAAATGACATAAATTTATTACAAAAATACAACTTGTCAAAGTATTCAATTGGTATTTGTCTTTTTATAATATATTGTCTCGCTGGGTGTTCATCATCTAATTCACTTATCTTCTTAAATTTACTAAAATGGTCTATGTCATTAAACTTTGTAGGTTTAAAGTCAAATTTAGGTGCTGGCGTGGAGGGTGCCGAACCTTTATATCGTTCTAGTAAATATTGTTCATACTTTTTAGGGTCTATGAATTTTAAAAAATTAGTGAGACTTTGGCCTTCGCCACAATTATGGCATTTAAAGAACATATCATTTTTAACTTGATAAAAATACGCTCTCGCTTTTGTTTTACTCTTTTTAGAATCACCACAATGAGGACACCTGAAGTTGAAAAGGTAGTCACCTTTTTTCTTGAATTGTCCTAATCTGGAAGATAATTCGTTAATAAATTTTAAATCAATATAACTAGACATAGCAAATACAATATACAATAATCTCACTCAATTGTCAATGGTGGAAAAACTTCCTAATCAAAAAAATACCAGAGAATTTTCAGCGCTGTTTTTCTAACAAAAACGCTTTAGTTCATCATAGCTAGAATAGTTTTGAAATTATTTGATAATATCCAACCTATTACGATAGAACCACCTAATACCAACCATTTATATTTCTCTAGTATACCAACTCTCCCACCAATGTCAAGCTTTAATTGCCTGATTTCTAGTAAAAGTTTTTTTTCTACCTGTTGGATTTCTTTTGATAATTCTTTGTGAACATTATCTATCTCTCCAGCTCTTTCTCTTAATTTTTCAAAGATAACTTCGTCTGTTTGTTCTTGTCTGGAGATTTTCTCTTCGTGTACGGCTAACATCTGTTTAATACAGGTAGATACATCTGTTAGTTTGTCTATTGCTGTGTCAAGTCTACCGTGGATTGTTTGTACGTTCTCCACGTCTTTTTTTAGACCAGCTATATCAACGATTACTTGTTTCTCTATGTCAGCCATTGATACACTTTCTAATTAGCTAATGGGTTTTGTGCTTTTAGTTTTAATTCTTGTATTTGTAATTTTAAAACTTCTACTTCTTTTTCTAATACTGCGACATTAGTTTCATTCTTTTTGATACCTGATACATCTGGTGCTTCTGCTTCAGATTTTTCAAGTAAAGAAATTCTTTCATTTGATTTAGCAATTTCAGCCGTATTTTTTGTGATACCTGATACGTCTATGCTAGAACCTTCTATTGCTGATAGTCTTGTATTAAATTCGCCCCAAGCATAAAAACCACCACCTATGGTAGCGATTACACCTATCAAGGCTGCGTATGTAGATAGTTTATCTACTATTCCATTTTTCATTTTTATCCCTTTTATTGTAATGATTTCAAAGCAGCTATTTCTGCCTGTAAAGTATTTATTCGTGTTGACACCCTAGCTAGAGCATTCATTTGAACAGCAATTGGGTCATTACTTATATAGACATTTAAGGATGCCTCTTTATATATTTGTTGCTGTTCTAATATATTTAGTTTTTCAAATAACTCTAGGTTACCATCAGGAATTGTTCCACCGTTTAATCTTTTGTTCTTATATGCCGTTAAATCTGGTGCATTTGAAGATAACCCTGCTGATATTACTAAAGAAGTTGCTTGTAGTTTTTGGTCAACTCTTTTTAATTTAGAATTTATTTTTGCAATAATTCTTTCTACTTTTTTACCTATGCTGTCAATGTCGGTAGTGGCAATCTTCCTGTCCGAGACAGATACATCTGTCTCATCTTCCACAACTTCGCCATCACTCTCCGTCTCCTTTTGTCCTTCTGTTTCCTTATCTTCAACCACCTCTGGTTCATTAGATACAACATCACTCTCTTGTCCTTCCGGCTTTGTTGTTTTTTCATCTGTTGATAAAGTTTCCTCTGTCTTAACGGTTTCTGTTGTAAGTTCTTCATTAGTAGCATTTGGTTCTTCCTTTATGTTAGATTCTTCGGTTGTTTTTGACTCTATCATATCGTTATTTTCTACTTCAAAATTACTCGTCATTGTCTCTTCTTCTTTAAATTCTTCCATCTTCGGTTCTTCCATCATAATTTCTGGTTCATTTAAACTAGCAATTTCATTCATCATATCACCACCTAATTCTTTCATCATACTATCGCCTAACTCCTCAAAAAATTGTTGTTCAGTAATACCTTCAACTTTTAATTCTTGTTTAAAATCTTGTACTAGATTATTGGTTTCTATAAAATCTGTAAATTACATT